ACCACATTTAGCGGAATGGAAGCATTCCCTTATATCTCAAAACGTTTTGCATTAGAAAGATTCTTAGGATTAACTGAAGAAGAAATCGCTAAAAATGAGTTAATGTGGGCAGAAGAGAATACAGAAGCAACAGATGTTGATCCAGAAGGTTCTGATCTCAGAAACATCGGAGTATCTACAGGAGACTTTGATGCTGATGTTGAAACTAATGACGAGATAGAAGATATAGATGGCATGGACGACTTTGGCGACATGGATGTTGCAGGTCCAGTAGGTGGTCAAGCATCAACAGCCGCAGGCTCAGTCGAAGGTGCAGGAGAAGTAGGTCCAGTTTCATAGTAATGAAACTGAAACGAATCATTACTTCTGGTTGCAGTTTTTCAGACAAATATACCTCTTTTACTTGGCCTCACTTATTAGAATCGCACACTAACTCTTTAGACCCTAACGTTACATTTGCTCATATGGGCATGGGTCATCAAGGTCAAGAACTCATACAAAAGAAAACAATCAATGCTATCATGGATGCATTAGATGAGGGCATTGATCCTGCAGAAATAGCAGTAACAGTGATGTGGAGCGGGAATGATCGCAAGACTTGGTACATTACTAACAAAGATTATATAAATGATATTAAAAAATACTGGGACACACAGGGCGGTGAGAGTTGGCATGTGCAATTTTGTGATCTTAAGAATAGTAAAGACGGTGTTGAAATAGCAGAATTTGATAATAAACACGGTCGCTATCATGTACAGTATAATCCAAATGGCGGCTGGTATCACTCTGCATGGCATCATAATGAACCTAGATTCATTAATGATTACATGATGCTTACTGAGCCTATCACTGACGGTCCTGATCGTTGTAATATAAACTCATTACATGTAGGACTAGAAAACATGATAATGCTTCAGAATACATGCAAAGTATACGGTATTAAATTCTATCAACAATATTATATGGCTCATACATATAAAGAGATAGAAGAATGTAAAGATCATCCTAATTTAGAATATCTATATAAACAACTAGATCAAACACAACGTGTAAAACCTGCGATACATGAATACATCAGCCATATCACTAGTTTGGCAAAGAGCAAGTTAACAGTTTCAATAGAAGATAAGCATCCTAACTCCGAAGGGCATAAATTATACTTTAATGATATTTTACTACCCTTTTTAGAAGAAAAGAATTTCTTTGAATAAATACTCTTATGAAATTAACTGAAATGTTTGACGCCGCAGTCCCCGGATACCAAGAAGTTGGAGATGACAACTCTAAGCCTATATGGAGAACTTCCAGAAAGACTAAACTAACGTTGAGTCAAATTAGAAAGTTACGTAAAATGTTAGACGTAAGAAACTATGAAAAAGCAAAGCATTTAGGAAAAGTTAGAAATCAATACGGCAATAAACCAGAAGAAGGTGCCCCACCAACTATCTAAAATTAGTGGAAATATCTCTTTTTACACCAAAACGCAAAAAAGTAGCACTTAAATAGTACTTTTTATTACTACACACTAAATATCTCTACAAAGCCATAACTTATTATATCAGGAGAAAATGGAAATGGAAAATAAGAAATTTGAACAATTAATCGACCTCATTATTAATGAAGACGAAGAACAGGCGAAAGAACTGTTCCACGATATCGTAGTTGCGAAATCGAAAGAAATCTATGAATCAATCATGGAAGATGAAATCAAAGATGCAGATGACCTTGAAGAAGGCATGGGCGGACAAGTTGGTGATCTTGCTGATGAAATTCAAGCAGAACAATCAGGCATTGCCGAAGACGAAGAAGAAATCGATATGGATTCTGAAGAAGTCTTTGATATTGAAGGCGATGATGAAGTAGATGCAACTCTTGGTATCGAAGCAAACTCATCTGAAGAAGTAGAAGATGCAGTTGTTAGAATCGAAGACAAACTTGACATGTTACTTGACGAGTTTGAAGCAATCATGGCAGACGAAGATGAATTAAAAGGCCGTGATGACGAGATGGATGCAGACTTGCATGACATCGAAAGTGAAATTGATGACCAAGAAGTAGACGTAGACGTATCTGTCGATGACGAAGAACTAGTTGCTGAAGCAATTAATCTTCCTAAGATCACAGCTAAGATGGGTGACAACGGTGAAAACAGTAAAAGCCCAGTAGACGCTAACTCAGGTCAAAAAGGAATGGACGCACATCCAGTAGACTTTGACTTAGGTAATAAAGGTGAACAGGGACGTCCTGCACCGAAAGCCAAAGACGTAGATGGTGCATCATCATTCCAAAATGTTCCCGGCAAACAATCAGGCGGGAAACTAAGTGCCGCACCCAAGCCAGTCACAGCACAGGCTAGCGGAACTAATACTAAATCTGTAATAGATTAGGAACTGATACAATGGCTTTGTATCTAAAAGAACACTTAACATTTGACAATTCAGAAATGGTTGTCGAGTCTGTTAAAGAAGGTAGTTCTGATCTGAAGACCCTTTATATGAAGGGTATCTTCATTCAGGGAGGGGTAAAAAACGCAAACGAACGTGTTTACCCCGTCTCTGAGATCGAAACTGCTGTAGAGACATTGAATACCCAAATTAAAGAAGGTAATTCAGTGCTAGGTGAAGTTGACCATCCCGATGATTTAAAAATCAATTTAGATCGTGTATCACACATGATCTCAAATATGTGGATGGATGGACCGAACGGCTACGGCAAATTAAAGATTTTACCAACTCCGATGGGTCAGTTAGTTCAGACCATGTTAGAGTCAGGGGTGAAACTCGGAGTATCTAGTAGAGGTAGCGGCAACGTTAACGATTTAGATGGCCGAGTAAGTGATTTTGAAATAATCACAGTGGACATTGTTGCACAACCAAGTGCTCCTAATGCATACCCTAAAGCAATATACGAGGGTCTTATGAATATGAGACACGGACATAAAGTTTTAGAAGTTGCAAGAGAAGCAAGAGGCAACAAGCAAGTAGAACGGTTTTTGAAGGACGAGGTTACTCGTTTAATCAAAGACTTAAAGATAGACTAAAAATAGAGGGGAAATCAGCATGTTAGATGCTATCAAACCATTAATTGATTCAGGTCTTATTAATGAAGACGTTGCAAGTGAACTAGAAAGCACTTGGAGCACTAAGTTAAACGAGGCTAAAGATCAAGTTCGTGGTGAACTCAGAAATGAATTTGCACAAAGATACGAACATGACAGAAGTGTGATGGTTGAAGCCCTTGATAAGATGATTACAGATTCTCTTAGTGAAGAAATTAAAGAATTTCACGTAGAGAAGACTGCAATTAACGAAGATCGTGTAAAAGCGAAAATGAAACTTAAAGAAAGTGCAAAGAAATTTAATAACTTCATGGTAACTAAGTTAGCAGAAGAAATTAAAGAACTCCGCGCAGACCGTAAGATTCAGTTGGAAAACCAAGATAAACTTCAAAAGTTTATCGTTCATGCATTGGCTAAAGAGATCAAAGAATTTGCTCAGGATAGACAAGCAGTGGTAGAACAACGTGTCAAGTTAGTAGCAGAAGGACGCAAACAACTTACAAAACTTAAAGAGAAATTTATCTCTGAGAGTTCTGCAAGATTAAGCAAATCTGTCGCATCTCATCTTAAAGGTGAATTATCACAACTTAAAGAAGATATTCAAATGGCTAGGGAGAATAACTTCGGCCGTAAGATATTTGAAACATTCGCAGGAGAATTCAGCACAACTTATCTAAATGATAAGGCTGAGACTCGTAAGATCGTTTCTGTATTAAACGGAAAAGAAAAAGAACTAGCAGAATCAAAAGTCCGACTTGCGAAAGCAGTTAGGATGATTGAATCGAAAAACCGTGAAGTTAACATTATCAAAGAATCAACTCAGCGTGGAAAGACTTTAGACAATTTAGTGTCATCTTTAAACAAAGAGAAGGCTCTTGTAATGCGATCTTTATTAGAAAGCGTTCAGACGCCAAAACTGAAGAACGCATTTGATAAGTATTTACCAGCAGTATTAAACGAAGGAAGCGAAAAGAAATCTGAAAAGAAATCTCTAACTGAATCTGTTTCATCTGCACGAACTGGTAATAAATCTGCCAAGAAAGAACAAGAACTTGACATCAATGACAGCAATGTTATCGATCTTAAGCGCCTGGCAGGGCTTTAAATTAAACTAGACAAGATATAGGAGAAAATAATCATGTCACAAGTACTCTTAGAAAGCCGTTGGGACGAGACCAAAGACGCCCTGTTAGAAGGCTTAAAAGGCACACGCCGCTCAACAATGGGTGTGGTCCTAGAAAACACTCGCAAAGGACTCTTAAATGAGAATGCTACCGCTGGTAGTACCTCTGCAGGAAATATAGCAACACTTAACCGTGTAATCTTACCAGTAATCAGAAGGGTTATGC